ACACGGCTTGAGAACCTTCGGCCGGCCGCCTGCATAGACCTTGCGGGCTTTATTGCTCCATTTCGCCACTTCCGACTTAACGACTTTCCGCTCCCCTTTATCGAGAGAGCGGAGCCATTCGCGTAGTTCATCGTTATCCATTAGGCATCCAGTTGCGGCATTTTTCATCTTGGGCATGAAGTACAGAGGAATTATTACAAACACCCATACGAATGTTCTTTTGCTTGGCGTTCTCTAAAGCCAATTCCCAAGACTCTCCGAAGCCTAACTCGCGGAAATTACGACACCATCCGCCTCCTCGGTCTGCCTTTCCTATCACAAATCCGCGCGGTACCTCGAAGACAAAAGCAAACCCGCACGAATCGCTAAACAGTCTTTCCGCCTCTGCCTGCGCTTCATCTCTTGTCATGCTCTGTTGCATGTCTTCATGTGTGTTGCCTCCATGAACAATAGATTATACAAACAACAGTTGTTTGTCAAGAACTATTTTGCATTATTTTCGGCCCGGATTGGAGGCGAAATGGACATCGGCAAAGACTCACCCGCAACGATCAAACTCCGCTTCGTCACCGAAGACGATCTAATTTCCGCGCTGATTCGAGAAAAGACATGGTGCGATTACTCCCACGTTGAGTTCGTGTTAGACGATGGCACGACATTGGGCGCGAGGTCTAGCGGGGGAGTTCAGATTCGACCCGCTAACTACGCTAACTTCTCTAAGATTCAGCAATTTGCCGTAGACTGCACGGTCGAGCAGAAGTTTCAGATTGAGAGTTTCGCGCAGTCCCAGTTGGGCAAAGCCTACGACACGGGCGCCATCGCCGGACTGATGGCTCATCGAGACTGGCGCGACCCGGATAAATGGTTCTGTAGCGAATTGGTGGCGGCGGCGTTTGAGCAAGCGGTTCCTCTCTTACGCATACCGGACAGCGTAGACCGCGTAACGCCCCGCGACCTTCTATTGAGTGTGAAACTAAGGAGCAATATATGAGTTTTCTGAGTGGACTGAAGGTATTCGGAACGGACATCGAGAAGGCGTTTGCATGGTTTGGCAGCGCAAAAGGACAGGCTGTCGTAGCGGCAGGTGAGTCCATCGTGGAGACATTCGTGCCCGCGTCTGCGCCCATCGTCAACCTCTTCAATACGTGGGCAGAGAAGGCGTACACCGTCGAATCGCTGGCGGTCGCAGCTGGGCAGGGCACCGGCACCGGTGCGGAGAAGGCGACAATGGTTCTCGGGGCCGTCGCTCCGAAGATCGTGGAGTATTCGAAGGATGCAGGCGTCTCCCCGCGCACCACCGCGCAGATACAGGCTGCTAACGCTGCGCTGATCGCGTTCCTCAACGCCATGACTTCGGCTGCGTAATGACCGACTGCCACGGGGAGTTCCTGAAACACAAAGAGGACATCGAAACCCGCTTCCAGGCTCATAAGAGCGAAGTCGGTCAAATCCTCGATAAACATCACGGCGAAAACCGCTTGCGGCTCCAGAGCATTGACAAGCAGTGCATCGACACCGGAAGCCGCGTCGCTGAGATGAATGTCAAGATCAGCCGACTCTACGGCGAAGATGGCCAGCCTGGAGCGGTGGACCGACTGGCAACCGAAGTAACCAGATTGGGAAACAAGATGATGTACGGCTCCGGCTTTATCGCGGCAGTCCTGATTTTGGTTGGATGGTATGTCGAGCATTCAAGGTAAACCGAGATGAGCGGCACATGACCACTGGAAACAGTAAGAAAAACAGAGGCAAGCCCGAAAACCTCACACCGTGGAAGCCGGGACAGTCTGGCAACCCCGCCGGACGTCCGAAAAAGAAGCCGGTCACTGAGATGTATGAGCGCATCCTGAGCAATCCAGATAACTTATCTGCTATCGAGAAGGCCACAGTCAAGGCCCTGCTGAAGGGCAATATGGCGATGGTTCTCCAGCTTCGTGAAATGACGGATCGCGTGGAAGGCAAAGTAACGCAGCCGATTGAGGCTGATATCACTGTCAATTTGGCTGATGCGATTGCGGAGGCGCGAAAAAGGGCTGGAAGGTAATACCAATTTAGCTCTTGGAGTGGCTATGTATTGTTCCGGACCGCGAAATATCTCAAGTTGGTCTAACCAGTGAAGGGTGGTCTAGCCGCTGAAGAGTTGGAATTAGCCCAGGATATCGGGAGCTATAGCCTAGACCCTCTCGGTTTTGCGCGGTATGTCTTCCCTTGGGAGACAGAAAGATTCAAGAGCGCCGGGCCTCGGACGTGGCAGAAGGATGTTCTGGAGCAAATACAAGCTCACCTGACCAATCCTGAGAGCCGCTTTCAGCCGTTGCAGCTCGCGGTAGCTTCAGGACACTCGATTGGTAAGTCTGCGCTGATTTCGATGATTATGGCGTGGGGGATGAGTACCTGCGAAGACTGCAAAGTCGTGGTGACGGCGGGGACGGGAACGCAGCTTGCCACCAAGACAGCACCAGAGGTCCAGAAGTGGTTTCGGATGGCGATCAACACGCATTGGTGGGATATCAATGCAACGTCTATCCGGGTGAAAGACCCCCTACATCAGGCGATGTGGCGGGCAGACTTTATTACCTGGTCGATTCAAAAGACCGAGGCATTTGCTGGGCTACACAATCAGGATAAGCGCATCATCATCATCTTCGATGAGGCGAGTTCGATTGATGACATGATCTGGGAAGTCACCGAAGGCGCACTGGTGGATGAGAGCACCGAGATTATCTGGATTGCGTTCGGGAATCCTACTCGCAACTCAGGCGCATTCTATCAGGCGATCACTGGAGCGAACCGATGGATCAAGCGACAAATTGATGCACGAACGGTCGAAGGCACGAACAAGACCCTACTGGACGCTCAGATTAAAGAGTGGGGCGAAGATTCAGACCGGGCGCGGGTACGCATCCGAGGCGAGTTCCCCCGCGGCGGGTCAACGCAGTTTATCTCTGGCGACTTGGTTGCTGCGGCTCGTAAGCGCATTGTCGAAGGTTATAAGACGATGCCGATCATTCTTGGGGTAGATGTCGCCAGGTTCGGCGATGATCGTTCCGTCATCTGCAAGCGGCAAGGCCGCAAAGCTGAGTTTATCGGCAAGTTCTACGGGATCGACACCCAGAAGCTAGGCGGCAAGGTGCAAGAAGCCATCGATTCCGTCAAGCCGGATGCTGTTGTGATCGATGGTGATGGTATCGGCGGTTCCGTCTTCGACTTCCTGAAGGCCAGAGGCTACGACCGCAAGACAGTGCTCGTGGAGTTTCATGGCGGTGGTACACCGTTAGACCAGCACGCGCACCAGAACAAGCGTGTGGAGATATGGTCTGCCATGAAGGAGTGGCTTGAGGGTGGGCAACTCCCGGATGAAGCAGAGATTGAAACAGACCTCACCGGCCCCGATTACGGATATCACCCGACGAAGGGTTATTTGCAGCTTGAATCGAAGGATGAGATGAAGTCGCGCGGCGTGGATTCTCCTGACCTGGGAGATGCACTGGCGATGACGTTTGCAGTCAAGGTTGCACCACCGAAACCGAAACCACAGGGACCGAAGCCGACGATATCGGCATGGAGCTGAGATGGCAAAGCTAGACGCAGCAGAGCGTAAACACATTCCGTCAAGTGAGTTCGGCGAGCCGGGCAAACGGAAGTATCCCATGCCTGACCGTGGCCATGCAGCCAACGCGAAGGCGAGAGCTACCCAACAGGTGAAGAAGGGCAAACTCAGCGAAGAGGCCGCCGCGAAGATTAGGGCCAAAGCGAACCGGATTCTGGGCAAATAGATGCCTTGGACGCGGAAGCAGATCAAGCTCTTACTCTCGAAATACTCACCACTGTCCAGTTCACAGCAGGACAAGATGAAATCCGAATTACACGCTAACCCGCAGATGGGACATGCGCGCAAAGGCAGTTCTGAACTCAAGAAAGGGTAAAAACATGGCAGAAAAGAAGGAACATCACGAAGTCAGCAGGATCGAGATTGAACCGTCAGAGAATGGCGGTCATACCGTCACGCATCACAAGAAGCCCAAAATGTCACGCGACAGGGGCGCTCATTCAGGCATGAGTATGGGCTACGAAGAGCCGGAAAAGCACGTCTTCGGCAAGGGTGAAGGTCACGAAATGCTTGCGCACGTCGCCAACCATCTTGGCATTGAAGCGGGCGAGGGTGAAGGCGACGAAGAGGGTCAGGAAGAGGAAGACGAGTAGATGGCCTGGACCGCACAAAAGATCGGGGTGATGCTCAGGGCCATGCCAGCGGCGAAGTGGCATCCCCCGGCCGCGCCGAAGACCGTTTACACCTCACCGCGTCAGTTAGCGTCAATGGAGAAGAGCAGCTATGGTCGATGAAGAACGCTCTCTCCGCAAGCTGATGAGGCTCGCACCCAAGATACGCGATCACAAAGACCTTGAAACCAAACTGACGAGTGCGCCTCCGCATCTTCGAGAGATCATCTATGAGGCGGTGCGGCCATTTCTGACGTTCAAGGCGCGGCCTCTGGATCGCTATATTGTGAGCGCGAAGCAGATGGCCGAGCGGGAACGCCTGCCGACATTGGATGCTGCAGGGAACTTCCACGAGTTCCGGGCGCTGGAAGTAGCCTTGGCGAAAGAAGTAGCTGTGAACACGCTGACGCTGGTTTGCGCGAAATGCACGAGAAAGAAAGAGTTCTATGCGGTCGGCAATGAAACCAATGTGGATGTGATCTTGAAAGCGCGGACGCAGGGGTGGGTGTACGACTACACGGCGCAACCCGCGGTAGAAATCTGCCCAGAATGCCCTACCCCGCTTAGGAAGTTTGATGCCTGAGAAAAACCCGGACCTTGGCACGGGCAACGTCGCGCTGCTCAAGAAAATCCGCCAACGCTATCGCTATGGGATGGATAAGTGGCAGCACAACCGCTTGGAAGGCCAGAAGAACATGCGGTATGTTGCTGGCGACCCATGGAGCGAAGAGGACAAGAAAGCCCGCCAAGGCCGTCCCACCGTCTGCCCAGATGAACTGAACCAGTACGTGAATCAGGTCGTCAACACCGCTCGGCAGAACCCGAGAGGCATCAAGGTTGACCCGGCTGGGAACGATGCTACCGAAGAGATGGCCGAGTACCGCGAGAACCGGATTCGCGCCATCGAGTATGCGTGTAATGCTTCGCAGGTCTATGTCAACGGCTTACAGGCGGCGGTGGAGCGCAATATCGGCTACTGGAAGGTCAGCCGGTCCTATGTTTCCGATGATTCGGACGAACAAGAAATCCTCATCCTTCCGATTCAGAACCCCGATTTGGTGCTGATCGACCCAGACTACAAAGAACTGGATGGGTCTGATATCAAGTGGGCGTTTGAGTTGGATAAGATGCCGCTCGATGAGTTCGAGAATGAGTATCCCGATGCGGAGAAGCGAAGTTTCTGCGCGGAAGACTTCGGAGACGATGCAAGCTACTGGTTTGATGGCAAATCGATTCTGCTGGCGTCCTACTGGGAAGTGAAGTCCACCCCGCAAAAGGTAGGCAAGGCCGGGCGCACTGTCCAGAAGCGTACGGTGCGGCAGTATGTGACCAACGGGGTCGAGATTCTGAAGGTAGGTGCGGTTCAGCCTGGGCCGTATATCCCGATTGTTCCGGTGTTCGGTAAAGAGTTGTGGGTGGATTACGCAGATGGTGGAGGGCAGGCACAGCGCGTGTTGCTTTCGCTGGTATCGTTGGCGCGTGATCCGCAAAAAGCTCTTGCCTATGTGATGAGTTCGATGCTGGAGAACTGCGGCCAACTGCCCAAAGCGACCTGGATTGGTGCTGTGGGGCAGTTTGAGACCGATAAAGAGACATGGGACGCAATCAACTCGGTCTACCATCCCTATGCCCAGTACGACATGATCGTGGACGCTGCGAACAACCCTTTACCGGCGCCACAGAGGGTGCAGTTGACCCCAGATTTTCAGGCTTACAGCGTGGGAGCGGATATTTGCCGACGTGCGATCCAGGCTGCGATGGGAATTTCCCCTCTTCCTACCGCAGCGCAGAGGCAAAATCAGAAGTCCGGCACGGCTCTGAGCAAGATTCAATCCGAGCAGGCGATAGGCAGTTATCACCTCGTAGACAGCTACGACCGTTCAATCAAATTGACGGGCCGCATCGTGAATCATTGGCTCCCCGAGACAGATTTAGGCGAAACGAGCCGTCCAGTGCGGTTGGCTGATGGGAAACACAAGCTCGTCAACATCAACACGGATGAAGCTGTGGTCGAAGACGATCACGAGTACCACTTCCCGATTGCCGACGATAAAGGCCGGTATCAAGTCACGATCAGCTCTCTC